GGTTATTGATTCTTTCTTCCAGTCAGCACCGGTAGGAGCAAAACCTCTGTGGTTCCTTGGAAAATCGTTGGAGCTTTTGTCTGGTGCTGATATTGCCTATTTTGCAAAAGACTGGCAGAAAGCAAGAGGATGTAAGATCGAACATGAGTGTGCGGTTGAGTATGGAATTTCGAGAATTGAACATGCGTAGGAGGTAAGGGATGGAAAACGAAGAATTTTTAAGGCTTTGTAAGGCAAAAGTAGCTGAATATACAAATTCACACATGGATAAGACCGATGGAAAACAGATTACAGTACAGGATGTGTGCGTGGTATGGAGTTGTAAGACATTACAGAACAGTAAAGCACTTCTGAGCACGACTGTGCCGGATGGAATGTATTATGAGCTGACATATAACGGAGATAAGCACGAGTTATACCTTGATGCTTATAAGAAGTTTCAGAACATGTGCTTTAAACTGTAATTGCGCCGGCGCAACGGAGGGGAGGTGAAGAGAATGAAAGTGAAATGCATCAAAAGATACAGCGACATCTGCTTAAAAGAAGTAGTTGAGAAGGGAACTGTTCTGGAAGTAACAGAAAACAGAGGGGCACATCTGATCAGTGAGGGTGTTGCTGAGGCAGTGAGAGAAGCAAAGGCAGCAGTCAAAGGGAAGGAATAGGTGATCCAATTATCTCCCGGTGAGACGCAGGGTGAAGCGTCTTATTTTTTATGCCTTTTTCCGCCAGGCGTTAAAGAAGCGGATTCCACAAACTGAATGGCCCGGGCGTGAGAACGAATAGGCTGGGCAGAAAGGAAAAGATATGAGAAACAGAGTATTCAAAGCAATGTGTAAAGTTCCGATGAACCTGCAGTTATTCGCAGAAGGCGGAGACGGTGCTGGGGCCGGTGAGGGCAATGGCGGCGGATCTGGCGAAGGTACAGGCGGTGAGGGTGGAGATAATCCTCCATCTTTTGATGACTTCCTGAAAACAGGCGGTAATCAGGCGGAGTTTGACAGACGTGTCCAGAAGGCAGTCAATACGGCAGTGACAAACGCACAGGAGAAGTGGCAGGCACTGACGGATGATAAGCTTTCCGAGGCTGAGAAGCTGGCCAAGATGACCAAGGAAGAAAAAGCACAGTACATGCAGAAGAAAAAAGAAAAGGAACTTTCCGACAGGGAGGCAGCAGTAACCAGAAGTGAGCTCATGGCAGAAGCAAAGAACAACCTGTCAGACGAAGGACTTCCGGTGGAGCTTGCAGAAGTACTGAATTATACAGATGCAGATGCCTGCAAGAAATCCATGGAAACCGTCAAAAAAGCGTTCCAGACTGCAGTTGAGAAAGCAGTCGATGAGAAGCTGAAGGGCGGCAAGCCTCCGAAAAAAGCACCAGGAACAAACACACAGGAAGCCCTTGAAAAGCAGGTATACAATGCGATGATGGGTATTTTTTAAAGGAGAGTGAATAAACAATGGCAATCAATACTTTAGCAACAGCAACCTTATTTATGACACAGCTTGATAAGATTGCAATTCAGGAAGCAACCACTGGCTGGATGGATGCCAATGCCGGTCAGGTGATCTATAACGGTGGATCTGAAGTAAAGATCCCGAAAATGAACGTTCAGGGAATGGGCGACTATGACCGTGAGACTGGATACCAGCGCGGCTCCGTTACCCTGGAGTACGAGACCAGAAAAATGACACAGGACCGTGGCCGTCTCTTTCAGCTGGATCCGATGGATATCAATGAGGCAAACTTTATCCCGACTGCCGGTGCAGTTATGGGAGAGTTCCAGAGGACACAGGTAGTTCCGGAGATCGATGCGTACCGTATCAGCAAGCTGGCCACAGAAACACTTACTGCAGATAAGGCAGGAATGATCGGAGAATCTTACGTGCCAGGAGCAACAGGAACATCTGCCCTGCGTAAGCTGAAAGAAGGAATCAAGGCGGTAAGAGAAAACTATAACGGAGCGCTTATCTGCCAGGCAACACCGGACTTTATTATGGAACTGGAGCTGGAACTTGCAGGCAAGATCACTGCAGTGACTTTCTCTAAAGGCGGAATTCAGACACAGGTTCCTTCTGTAGATGGTGTACCGCTGGTTTCCACGCCTTCCAACCGTATGTACACAGCTATCAAGATCAATAACGGTAAAGATAGTGGCCAGGAAAAAGGCGGATATGAAAAAGGAACATCCGCAAAGAACCTGAACTTCTTCATCTGCCCTGTAACCACGCCGATCGCTGTCACAAAACAGGATATCATGCGTATCTTCGACCCGACAACAAACCAGAAATTGAACGCATGGCAGATGGATTACCGCCGTTTCCATGATATGTGGATTCTGGATAATAAACTGGATTCCATCTATCTGAGCATCCAGGAGGCGAAAGCATGAGACTGATCCGTAAAAATGTGGAAAGAGAAGCTGATGGGACAACAGCAGAAAAGCTGATCAGCGATGGATTTACGCCAATGGGAGAAAAAAAGCCAGATACAGTACCAGAAGAGAAAGCCGGCAAGAATATTGAAGATATGACAGTCGAGGAACTGAAAGCTCTTGCAAAGGAGAAAGGCCTGACTGGTGTATCTTCCCTTGCCAAGGCAGATCTGCTTGCTATTTTGAAAGGATGATCCTGTGGCGAAAAGTAAAGACATAGAAAGAGTTCAGACCTTGACAGGAGAAAAAGATGAGGATCTCATAGAGATTCTTCTTGATGATGCAGAAGCTTTCGTACTGTCTTACACAAACCGGACACGATTAAAAACTGGACTTGAAAAAGCAGTCAGGGATCTTGCCGTGATCGCTTTGAACCGGATGGGAACGGAGGGGGAAAAGTCCAGAAGTGAGGGCGGAGAGAGTTACACTTTTGATGATGCGCCGAAGCAGATCTATGACACACTGAACCGGTATCGCCTGGCCAGAGTGGGAGGTAAGACTTATGAGGCTGAGAAGAAACAGGCTTGAGGAATTTTTCCATAAGAAAATGACGGTAAAGAAAGACAAGGAAGGCAGTACCAGTGAAGAATATGGTGCTGCCTCTTCTGTTACCGGAGAAAGCTGGCCGGCATCCGGAAAAGTACAGGCTGAGCAGTACGGCCAGAGACTGAATTATATCCGGAATATCCGGATACAGGGAAGCTATAAGATCCAGACGGATGAAAAAGGCCGGCTGCATTATATCCTGGAAGATGGAACGGATATAGAGGAACGGGACGGGATTTGTCTATATGTGGCAGCAGATCAGCTTCCAGACTATCGGATCATATCCATCAAACTATATCGTTTCCTTACCATGGAGGTGGAAAAGATATGAGTGTAAATGGATTTGATGAAGTGGAGAAAGTTTTGCAAGAGGTGTCCGAGTTGGACACCCGGCAGGCAGTTGGAGAAGCAATCCAGTTTGTACGATCAGCAGCAGTTGAGAATTGCCATGCAGATACCGGAGAACTCCGGCAGAGCATTTTTGCCGAAACCGCAGAGGAAGAAAACACTGTCACAGGGATCTGCTGGACAGACAAAGCTTATGCTCCATACATAGAGTTAGGAACAGGACCGAAAGGCCAGGAGAAACATGCCGGCATCTCTCCGGAAGTAACTCCGGTCTATACTCAACAGCCATGGTGGATCCATGAAAGCCAGATAGACAGAAGAGTGGCTGAAAAGTACCGTTGGCCATATATAGACACGCCGGATGGAAGATTCTATAGATGCAGCGGAAATCCGGCCTATCCGTTCCTGTATCCGGCTATGAAGGATAACGAAGAACAGATCTTAAAGATGCTGGGCGGAAGCCTTGCGTCAGATTTGGAGGATATATGAAGAATGTAAAAGATCAGGTGTACGCGGCACTGTGCACGGTGTTCGAAAATGTTTCAGATGCCTATCCTCGTTCCTGGGCGGAGGGTTCAACGATCCAGTATACCGAAGAGCAGAACGATGTATACGAAGCCAGCTCCGAGGCTGAAGGAATGAGAGAGGATAAAGCCCTTGTAAGATACCGGATCGATATCTGGAACAATCACAGCACTTCAGAAGCAGCTCTGCAGGTAGATGAAGCGATGAAAGTGACAGGCCTGAAACGGATCGCATGTGCAGATGTGCCGGATCCGTCAGGGATGAAACATAAACAGATGCGCTACGAAGGGATCATTGATATGGATTCTGACAGCGTGTACTGGAGATAAGGAGGAATAGAGATGTTAGCAAATGGAGCAACATTAGGTTACAGAAAACACACAGCTGGAGAAAACTCTGCAGCTTACACAGATCTTCCAGGACTGAAAGAGATCCCGGAAGTCGGAGTGGAACTGGATAAGGAGGAAAATACCTGCCTTACAGATCCGCACAAGATGTACGAGGAAGGTATTGGAGACCTTCCGGATATGAAGTACAAATGGAGGTACGACAACAGCAAAGCCGGAAGCCCGTACAGGCTTATGAGAGATGCAGCAGATAAAAAAGAAATCTGGGATTTCCAGGAAAAAACAAAAGATGGAACAGTTACCGAGTTTACTGCACAGTTTTCCGTAAAACGTACAGGCGGTGGAGTAAATGGTGTGATCGAGTTTGAGGTGACCATGGCCGTACAGTCTGAGATCAAACAGACAGATCCGGCGTAAGGAGGAATAAAAGATGATGAATTTTGAAGGCATTCAGGATCTGGGCGGAGCTTCTGCCCAGAATGAGACACAGGCTCCGGAGGAAAAAGTAGTCAATCTGGAGGAACAGAAGAAAAAGAGACAGCCCTTTGCTTATTGGAATGTAGGCGGCAGGAGCTTCAAGATGAAACTGAAAGCTTCCGGAATCGGACGCCTGGAAAATAAGTACAGACAGAATCTCATGAATATGATCGATGATATTCCGCCGCTTTCCGTGATGCTGACGATCATCCAGGAAGCAATGTCACCGTGGGAGCATGGGATTGATTATCAGGATGTGCAGAAGCTGTATGACGCATGGATCGATGAAGGGAACAGTCAGCTGGAACTCTATCAGAAGATTTTGATCCCGCTCATGGTGGTATCGGGTTTTTTACCGGAGAAAACAGCGGCATCCCTTCTGGAGGAAATCGAGAACGCCTGATGTCAGAACAGCTCTCAGAACTGTATCCGGTAGCTCTTGAGATGGGGATCCTGGCGGAAACATTCTGGAACCTTTCTGTAAATGAGATATTTGATACTTTGGCAAATATAAGAAAGCGGCTGCTAAGAGAAGAAAAGCAGCGGATCATGGATAATTTCATCCAGGCCCAGGCCATAGCAGTAGATATCTCAGCGTTATTTGCCAAAGATGGCAAGATAGCTCATCCCTGGGATTATTATCCGGAATTGTTTGAAAAAGAACAGAAGGCATACGAAGAAGCAGAGGAAGCCCGCCAGTGGGAAGAGTACATGGAAAAAAGAAGGGCGTACAACGCCGAATGGAACTATAGACATAATCATTAATTTGTTGAGAAAAAGAGAGGAGGTGAGACCATGGGAGACACACTTCATAAGATGCAGGTGATAATTGAAGCTACAACAAAACCTTTGAAGAAAGAAATGGAAGAAGGTCAGCGGGAAGTAAAGAAAACCGTTAATGAGATCCAAAAAGAAACAGAAAAAATAAAAAACCCGTTTCGAGGAGTGGAAAGTAAAGCATTGCAGCCGGTAAGAAATACTCTGAACAAGATCAGAGAGATGATCGGAAAGAATCCTGTGAAGAATTTCCAGATCAAGGCAGGCATCAAAGTTCCAACGGAAGAATACGCTGAACTGCAGGAAAATTTATCAAAAGAGCAGCAATCATTGGAAAAGTTACAAGAAAAACAGCGGAAATTTGAAAACACGGGTAAATCTAAAGAGAACCAGCAATGGAAAAGCCTTGTAGTTGACATTACTCGAGCTGAAAAAAAACTCAGTGAATACAAAGATACTGCAGCCAAAATGGAAACGTCAGGAACTGCTTTTAAACAAACCCCTACAAACGAATATCGTGAAATCAGAAATTCTGTAAAAACCTTGAATGAGGAAATAGAAAAGTATGAGAAAAAAGGCGAAAAACTTGAGGCGATGGGCGTAAAAAAAGAAAGCAAGCAATGGAGAAGTCTCATATACGATATTGACCAAGCTCGTACGCAGTTGTATGAGTATGAAGAAACGCTGGAATTGTTAGAAAAATCAGGGAAATCAACTCAGACAGTGCCAACAGAAGATTATCAAAAATTACAAAACGATATTTTAAAAGTAAATAAAGAACTTGATGCTTATCACGAAAAAGAAAATAAGCTCCAAGCTTTGGGCGTATCAAAAGAAAGCCAGGAATGGAAAAGCCTTACATATGATATTGATCAAGCAAAGATAGCTGTAGAGGAGTATAAAACAAAAGCAAGACAGATGGAATCCTCAAACACGGATGTAAAGCGGCCGGTATCTCTTCCGAAACAGGCATTGAACTTTGTCAAAGGAATAGGAACAACTGTTTCGAAGGGATGGGGAGGTTTTACAAAGTTTCTGGGAGGCGTTGGAAACATTGCATCTTCTTTCACTGGCGTAATCCGGAAATGTTCCGGTGCTTACGCTGCACTGATCCAGAAGTTTACATCCGGCATCCCGTTCCTGAACCGGACAAAATCTTCGTTCAATGGTCTGGGAACATCCGGACGAGGCTTGACAGGTATACTGAAGACGATCGGAATGACTGCAAAATTTATGTTTGCAAGTTTTGTGATCCGTGGAGCTGTAGATGGCGCAAAGCAGGGATTTCAGAACCTTGCACAGTACAGTGGAGAAACAAACAGAAGTCTTTCTCTGCTGATGTCTTCTCTGACACAGCTCAAAAATTCACTGGCCACAGCCTTTGCACCAATCCTGAATGTTGTAGCACCAATTCTGAACAGTTTCATTCAGACGGTTATCAACGTGGTAAATTCCATAGGCCAGCTGATGGGAGCCCTCACAGGCAAAACCACCATGGTCACGGCCAAAAAAGTCAATCAGGATTATGCTGCAAGTCTTAACAGTACCTCAACGGGTCTGAAGAATAATGCAAAGAACGCGGATACGGCATCAAAAGCGGCAAAACAATATCAGCGCACTCTTCTGGGATTCGACCAGATCAACAAGCTGAACGATGATTCAGACAGCTCCGGATCAGGAGGAACAGGAAGTGGAACGGATACAGCACCGCTTGGTGGTGTTAATGATATGTTCCAGACAACGGCCATCAAGAGCCGTTTCAAAGATCTCGCAAAACTGATTAAAGATTCTTGGAAGTCCGGCGATTTTACAGAACTTGGTGCCATGGTCGGCAATAAGCTCAACGAAGCACTGGAACGTATTCCGTGGGGTAAAATCCAGAATACCTGTAACAAGATTGCAAAAAGCATTGCCACTTTTCTGAATGGCTTTATTGAAGCTGCGGATTGGAAATTAGTTGGTAATACATTCTCTAAGGGACTGAACACAGCCTTTGGATTTGTAGATACCTTTGCAAAGAATTTCCACTGGAACAGTCTTGGGAAAGCTATCGGAGATGGAATCAATGGTGCTCTTGAAGGCCTTGACTGGAATCTGATCAAAGGAACCGTACATGATACCGTATTTGGCCTGGTAAGCACACTGAATACAGCGATTGCGACAACCAATTGGAGTGTAGTTGGAAAAACAGTTGGAGAGTGCTTTAACACACGACTGGAAGCACTTTATACCACAGTTCATAACTTTAACTGGAGAGGCTTGGGCACTGCGCTGGCTGATCTCGTAACCAACACGGTCAAAACCATTGATACAGGAAAAATAGGACAGACCTTATCCGATGGGATAAAAGGCTTTTTTGATTTTGCAATCTCAGCGATTGAACACATGGATTGGTGGTCCATGGGGGACACCATCTATAACAAAGCAAAAGATCTGCTGGTAAACATTGACTGGAGCGGAATTGCTGACAGAGTTTTTGAAACGATTGGAGCTGCATTTGGAGGTTTTGCCGCATTTATTGGCGGTATCTTTAAAAATGCAGTTGCAGATGCAAGGAAGTATATTATAAAGCATTTCACAGAAGCTGGAAAATTCACCTGGGAAGGCTTTAAAAATGGTGTTGTGCAGTCATTTAAAGATATAGGAACCTGGATCAAGGCACACATTTTTAAACCATTCATAAACGGATTCAAAAAAGCTTTCGGAATCCATTCACCATCAACAGTCATGCGTACGCAGGGCGGATATGTTATATCTGGCCTGTTCAATGGTATGAAAGCAGGATTGCCAGCTGTACTGTCTTGGATTGCTAAACTCCCAGGGCAGACAAAAGAGAAACTTGGAAATGCCAAAACATGGCTACGTGGGAAAGGAAATGATGCGATCACCGGTCTGAAAAATGGCTGGGAAGCTGTAAGGGAATCAACATTCCTGAGCAGAGTAAAGAAAATCGGTTCTCAATCTTTCAACGCTATCGGAGATATCAAAAGCAAAGTAACGCCGAAAGGCAGGGATATCATAAGCGGAATGAGAACCGGCCTGAATAATAACTGGAGCTCTCTGTCTGGAATATTAAGTAATATACCAGGCAAGGTGGCAAACGCAATTCCAAGCTTATACACAGTTGGCCAGAATGTTATTCAGACTTTTGCAAATGGATTTTCAAGCATCCATATCCCTATGCCACATATCGGCTGGGATTGGGAAGGTGGATCTATAAAAATCGGTAACTTCAAATTTTCATTGCCACGTTTCAATCTGAGCTGGTACGCAAATGGCGGATTCCCTGGTATGGGAGAAATGTTCGTGGCAAGAGAGTCCGGACCGGAGCTTGTCGGAAGAATGGGAAACCGTTCTGCGGTGGCAAACAATAATCAGATCATTGCCGGAATCCGGGCAGGTGTATTTGAAGCGGTTGTGAATGCTTTTGAAAGCATGCAGGGCAGAAATGATCGTGGACAGGAACTCCACATCTATCTGGAAGGCGATGCAAAGAAATTGTTTAAGGTGATCCGCCAGGAAGGAAACAACTATCAGAAACAGACCGGAAATCCGGTATTTGGATAAGGAGGCGGTAAAGTGACAGATGATATCATTATTGACGGAGTTACGATGCCGACTCCGGCCCTCGGGGGCTTGACCATTAAAAAAGAAAAAGTGTGGTCAAATAATACAGGGCGTGCTGCAAACGCAGAAATGATTGGTGATGTGATTGCTATCAAGTATACACTTGAGTGTACATGGACGATGCTTAGTAGGGCTGATGTCGCAAAAATTGATGCGGCAATAAGTCCTGCTTTTTTTAGTGTAACATTTACAGATCCTGGAACAAACACAAGAACAACGAAAAAATTCTATTCAAATACACCATCTTATCCCGTATACAGTTATGTTAATGGCATAAAAACATATAAGGGAGTAGGAGCAACACTAATTCAGAAATAGGAGGAAACAAACATGTTAAAAGGTACAAAATCAATGAATCTCAGTTACAGCTCCATCATCGATGGAAAAAGTGTGGTATACATGTCTGCACAGGTTCCGGAAACCGGAAAGAGCAACTGCACAAAGACCATTCAGGACCAGGAGATGTATGAGGCAAACAAAGCAGAATGTAGAAAAGACATGGCTGCATTTGACGAGCTCCTGTGGAAACTGGAGGATCAGGGAACAGTAGATAATGCCAAAAATACTGATACGGAGGAACAGGGAGCATGAAGATGAAGAATAGTGAGATCGTAACATTCCTTAACACATGCACAGACCTGAGACAGAAACGCCTGCCGGTCCGTCTAGCATATGCGATCAAGAAGAACATGGCAGCAGTCCAGGAAGCAGCAACTGCATACATGGAAGAAAGAGAAGAACTTATAGCCAGATATGCGAAAAAGGACAAAAAGGGAGAATATCTTGTCAAGGATAATTGCTATGTGTTCGAAAACAAAGATGAGTTTGAGAAGGATATGAGCGAACTTTTATCGATTGAAACTGCAGTGAAAATCCACACGGTATCAATTGATGTAGTTGAAAAATGCGATGACGATCCAAAGTATGATTCACTGACCATGGAAGAACTGGATGTCATTGATTTCATGCTGACAGAGTAAGGAGGCGGTCCTGTGTATCAGTCAACAACTGCATTTGGAACCTTGGTACAGCAGGATTCCAGAACATTTAAATGTTTACTTACCTATGGAGAAACATCCATCACAACCGTACGAAGTATCAAATTCACCGGAGGTTCTGAAGGAGACGACGATTTTTCTCTGGGTTCTACCATGTCACAGTACATAGAAGTGACAATTCCTGGCAAAGGACTGGTAGTTGAAGGAACAGAAATGCTCCTTCAGATTGGTATGGACGTGAACGGAAAAACAGAATATATCCCCATGGGATATTTTACAGCAGGAAAGCCCCAAAAAGCGGATGATCAGATCACGTTCACCGCATATGACCGCATGATGAAGACAGAAAGAACGTTTTCCATGAGCGGATCTAACACAGATACTGTGAGTGTGCTGAAAAAGATAGCAGAGATCACAGGGGTTTCGGTCACAACGGCCGGGCTTACGGCGATATCTATGAAAGTCCCGAAAGGGTATAGCTGCAGGGAAGTTCTTTCCTACGTGGCACAGCTTCATGGAAGCTTTGCCGTGTGCAACCGCAAAGGTCAGATTGAACTGCATACATATGCAGATTCCGGATACAAAGTGAAGCCGGGACGGTACTGGGGAAACTTTGAACATAACGATTATGCTTTTAATGTGACTAGAATGGTGTGTGCCACCGGAGAGGATAAGAACGGAGCAAGTATTTCGATAACTGCAGGTTCTGGAACAAGGAGCATATCACTGTCAAATCCGTTTATGACACAGACAGTACTCAACAAGATTCTGGCATCTTTCAAAAATTTCTCCTATATGCCGGGTACTTTGAAAATGCTGGGAGATCCCCGACTGGATCCTTGGGATATCCTGACCGTAGCAGATCTGTCTGGAAACACATATAAGGTTCCTATCATGAAACTGGATTGGGAATACGATGGCGGTCTTACATATTCAGTTGAAGCTGTCGGCCTGTCAGAAGAAGAAACCAATGTAGATTATAAAGGCCCACAGACAAAAGAAATGGAACGGTATTACGCACAGTTGGTAATGATTGACAGAGCGATGATTAACAAACTGGATGTGGAGACTGCAAAAATCACGTATGCATCTATTAAGGAACTGGATGTAGTTAAAGAAAATGCTGAGGAAATTAATGCTAAAAAAGCAAATATCGATCTCGCAAATGTAAATAACGCCTGGATTGAAAAAGGCGTCCTAAAGGACGGGTCCATTGGCTCAGCAGCAATCCATGAAGGCGCTGTAACGAACGCTAAGATTGCTGATGCGACGATTGAAGCAGCGAAGATCAAGTCTATCAATGCAGATTCTATTGTAGCCGGTACGATTAAGACAGAGCGCCTTATCATCACCGGTCCGGATGGTCAGGACTCTATTGTCAAAGCAATCAACATCGCAAATGGCGTATCTGAGGCAGAAGTGAATGGTCAGAAGATCCAGGCCGCTTCTATAGATGTCGTTGACCTGTCTGCATTCCAGGCTAAGATTGCCCAGTTTGATATGAGTCAAAATGCCATCTATAGTGGCAAGCTGGCTATTAATGATCCAACAAGCGGTGTTTATATTTCCACCACCGGTCTTGGGCTTGGCGACGGGGCTCTTACAAGTAAGAAAGAATCGCCAATTCAGATGTATGCTGATGGTGTATTTAAACTTAAAGGCAAAAATTCATCGTTGGAATTTAATCCAGTGACGGATATGTTGGACATCAATGTCAGCAATTTCCGGATTGGTTCAAAAGAAGCAGCCACAGTAGATAACACAATCAAATCAACACTCGAACAGTTTTATTTATCCACATCTCCAACATCATTAGTTGGTGGTTCATGGAGTAATAACCAGCCCGCATGGACAGAAGGCAAGTATATTTGGAGACGAAATTTCGTAACCTACGGAGATGATCGTACTGAATTCACGCCTTCTGAAAACGGAGTATGTATAACAGGTAATACCGGGGCTCAGGGTGCTCAGGGTGCTCGTGGTCCACAAGGTGCCGCCGGACCCAAAGGTGAAACTGGACCGCAGGGACCGAAAGGTGCTACTGGACCTCAGGGACCACAGGGCATCCAAGGAGTGAAAGGCGCTGATGGTAAAACATATTATACATGGGTCAAATATGCTGATTCACCTACTTCTGGTATGTCCGATAATCCAAGCGGCAAGAAGTATATTGGTTTTGCGTATAATAAAACAACAGGAACTGAAAGCACGTCTTACTCAGACTATTCTTGGTCGCTGATCAAGGGTGAAAAAGGAGATAAAGGATCGACTGGTGACACCGGAGCTCAGGGTGCTACAGGTAACGGTATCAAGTCGATAACTTATTATTATGCCAGGACAACATCTCAGACAGCGCCTAGTGCAGGAAACATCACATCGACTACGATGCCCACTCTTGACGCTACGAATAAGTATTTATGGCAGAAAGAAGTAATCAACTATACGAATAACACGAATCAGACGACAGTGTTATTGCTGGCTGTATATGGAAACACGGGCGCTCAGGGACCCAAAGGTGACAAAGGAGCTACCGGACCTCAGGGACCAACTGGACCTAAAGGAGAGACAGGTGCTCAAGGACCACAGGGAAACCCTGGATCTACTGGTCCTCAGGGTGTGAGCGTTACCGCCATCAAAGATCAGTGGTATAAATCAACATCAAATACTGCTCAGGCCGGTGGTTCATGGTCCGATACTCAGCCCAACTGGGAGTCCGGAAAATATATCTGGACAAGATCACACATCACATTCAGCAATGGAAACACAACCACAACAAATCCCGTCTTGGCAAACGCAATCAATAACGCAAACGCCAACGCAGTAAGTGCAGTAAGCAAAGTAAATAACCTTTCAGTTGGTGGAAGAAACCTGGTTCTTAATTCACATAAACTGGATGATAAATTTTACGGCGCAGGAGGATATCTCGGCACGTTTACTGTAGTTTCTGATTCGGAAGCTCTTAGCAAATATCACATCGAGACAAAATGTACTACTGCAGGATCTGGTCCACATTATCCAGTATTTCAGAAAACTGCGGATAAGATAGGCAAAACATATACCTGGTCTTTCTGGGCAAAATGCAGTGTTGCTAAAACAGGAACTGTTGGACATGAGTGTAAT